TACTTCAGCATAATCCTGTGTATTTAAAACCATATAGCCGCCATTACCTGTTAAACAACGGATAAGCCCACGGAAAATTTGACGGCACTTAAATTGGTGGCATGCATTGCGAACAGCATCTTCCTTATTGTCAAACTCCCCTACTTCTACAGTTCGATACTCATCAGTTTTGGGGCACCTGCGCATACCACCATTTGGACCAATCTCAATTGCTAAATACATCATGCAGCCACCTCGTCATCTGCAGGTATTGCCATTAATTCTAATATCTTGTTTTTAGCATCAAGTGCTAATTGCATTAATCCTGCATCTGTCCACCAAAGTTCAGACTTTTGAGTGTGATAAAGCAGTGCCGCTTCATAACTTGCAGTGGTTGCATTTGTATAATCAAAGCCACGCGGCATAACTTTTACAGAAAGTGAATCACTCACACCGCTATATTCAACAGTGATATCAATCGCATCAGGTCTTGATATTGCAATAAACATAATTTCATCAATAACGCTTTGAACTGTTTCCATAACTTTATCCTTTTGATTTACATGCCTGGTATCGGCATTCCGTTGATCACTACATCTGTACACATGGACACGAACGGTCCAACTGCACCACAGCGGTTTTCCACATCTGACATAAGAAAAACCAATTCACGAACAGCTTCTTGAGCCTTGTTAACAATCGCGTCTTTCTTATGGCGCGTAAGGCGGCGGTCTGATTCGACTTCTAATATATGACGGTTGATTTCACCGGTATGACTAGCAACGCTCATGGCACTAAGTGTTAGTGGCTTTGCATCGCCTTGTTTTGGTAAGCGAACGGCTGTTAATCCGACTTCAAGGATCGCGCTGTTAATAATGTCGTGATTATCAGTTGCCGTTGTAATCCGAATTAACTCATCAACGGTTAATTGATGCGGTTGATTCGGGTTTAACTTGTTACGTAGTACCTGCCCACGCATTCCACATTCATTGGCAAGCTCTTCGATATTTTCCACATTAGAAAAGCGAACACAGGCAGACTCAATTGAACTTTGTTTAATCTCATTTGACTCATACATTGCTAAAACTTCCTTATATGCAATGATTAAGTAACAAACTAAGTACGCAAATGAATATTCCCATTTCAGTTTTTACGATAAAGGAAAATTCATTAGTATTTTTAATCATACTTGGTTCAATAAACACGCCTGTTGAAACCTCTATAAAGCCTTGTTGATGGGCGTTTATAGTAATTACAAGCTGGTTGAGGTGATTACACAAAACGCTGTGCATCAGCTTTTTTAAACAGCGCAACAAGGTTGATTAGCACCGCACCTCTTTCGCTTTCTTTTGGCATGATAGGTAGCTTTCCGCTTGCAACGGCTTGATCAATAGCGCTTATTGACTGGCCAGTGGCTTCTGCATATTTCTTTTTTGTGCAGTAAGGTGACGCAAGTTGTATTGCAATTGACGACATAGTGGTATCCTTATGAGTTGAATATAAATCGTATATGTTAATATTTAATCGCATAACTAAGCATTAACTGGATAATAGATCGCAAATGAGACAATTACAAGCATTAATCCCGCCTTTTGAGTACATTGGTGGTAAAAACGTGACTGAAAAGTTGGTTTCAGTTACAAACTCGGTAAACTTCCAAGGACTCACAACTACATTTGGAATCCCAAAGTCGACCATTGCAACTTGGCACCAGCGAGAAATATCACCTTTTGAGATTGCGGTAAGAGTTCACTTAGCCAAAGGCGTGTCTTTGAGATGGCTATTGCTTGATGAAGGGGAAGCTTTTGATTCAGATCCAGTTGCATCACAAGAAAAGCTGGTTATTGAAAAAATATCTAATGGCATTCTCGATAAATCATCAGAAATGAGTCTTGATGCTCCAACGATGGAGCGATACAGCTTAACGCCAGCTAGTACTCGCGTGATCGATCTTCATGGCACTCTATTATTTATTAATACTGAAGAAACAAAGCCTATATCGGGTCGCTATTTATTAGATATTGATGGTGCGATTTCTATTAATCATTTACAGCGTTTACCAGGTAAAAAACTAGCAATGAGTTATGGCAATACATCTATTGAAGTTGCTGAAGCAGATTTTGTAGTATTAGGCCGCGTGGCGCTGGTTATGGAAAAAGAGTAATAATCATTTAGCATTATCACCGTTTATAGTGAATTAAGAGGGAATTTAAAATGACAACTAGCAAACCTAATATTTTTCGTCGATTTTGCACGTGGATTTGGGATCTAGCTAATGCAAGAAAAGCAAAAATGTTAGCCATCATTAATGATGATGAGCAATGGGCTGCATATTGTATTGATAAAAAATTAACGCCAAAAATGCAAAAGTTCGTGCTATCAAGCTACGGTATTCAAAAAGAAGCAGTAACAATTGTTAAACCCGATATAGCAAAAAGCAATAATTCTACCGAAGAACCTGGCAGCAACAACTTTGATAAAGCTGAATTTGATAATCAGCTCGTAACATTATGGACTGGTAACACAAAAAGCATTGAGTTTACTTATGAGTCTTTTAATGGTGAAAAATTACGACGGACAATAAACCCAAGTGAAGTTTGTTTTGACAAAAGTGATGGACACAATGAATTTTACATTAAAGGGCTTTGTCTTACCCGAAATGCACCAAGAACGTTTAAAGAATGTAATATCACGACCAAAATTAAAGCTGGTAGTAAACGATATGAATTTGATGAGTGGTGTGAAGATGTTCTTAAAGTGGATATGTATTCAGCATAGAAAAGAACTCATGCTGAATAAATACACTTAAAAGGATCGAGTTATGTCTAATGGATCATGGTATTTGAATCACATGCCCCCCATCGGACAAGCACTATTGCAAATGCGGTAATACTTCCCTAGCTACGCGTATTAAGTCACGAGAAATAAAACGTAATTACGCAACTATTCGAGAGTGGTTAACGCCGCATTAAGCGGACTAAAATTGTTGGTTAAAATGTGGATCGAAACGTAACCCACAGTTTTAGTTTAAGCACCTTGTCATGCGTTTACTAATAATCATACAAGGTATAGTGTAAATTTTCAGGGAGATTATGCTCACAAGAGTCAAAAGTTAAATATGCATAGCAACTCTTTTCGCTACACATTGAAGTTTCGACGTATTCAATAAATAACTCTTTATATTCACTTAAATCAGCGTCTTTGCATTTTAAACTCTTAGTTGATAGGCAAATTTGGAACCAAGTACCATCATCCGTTAGAGAGCTATAAACCTGATACCCTCTCTTTACCCAAAAAACGGCAGGCTTCCCTGGTAGTTCGAGTTCATTCAAGTGGTTCATTGGGTGATTATATTCTTCATAAATATCATCAATTCGAGCAGACTTAGGGATCGCTTTTCCGGCTCTAGGTTGATCTAACACACATACAACTACATTCTTCTCTACAATAGTTCTGTTCTCGAAACTCATAAAACCTCAAACGTCGCAATAAGCGACTTGTAATTGTTTGCTAAAATGTGAAACGAAGTGGAACCGAGCAAACTGTTACAAGTCCGACTTTATCGCCTTGTTAGAATACCTATATATCTAGAGGCTCAAATTTACCTTCTTCATTAATAAATCCTAATTTTATAACTATATTTGGGCTGAGACTTTCTCTTATAGAGATTAATTGGCTTAAGAACCTAGGTCTTCTTATTTCCTTAACTTCATCACGTATAACTAAAATAATTTCCCCATTATCAATACTATCCATAGCCATGAACCTTTCGACATTCATTAATGTACGACTTATTCGCATTCTGAATGAAGTCTCCAATGTTCTAATTGAAAACAATTTAATTTCAATTGCAGTATGCCCCTGAGGAGTTTTTACAACAAAGTCAGTTGCATATCTCGATTTAGGTTGATGAATTTCCACTCCATTTTGCATGTAATATTCAGCCACTGCTTTCTCAGCAAGATAACCTATTGCAGCTGGAGATTCTGATTGATAAAAATGTATGATTTGTTCGCGGTCTTCTTCATCTAAATCTATTTCTCCTAGCTTATTCATCGCAATACTCAGTATTCCTTTTACTTGAGTAGTTAAGCCTTTAATTTTCCCAAAATCTTCCTTAGTTAAAAACCTATTGTGTGCAACTTTATTTCTCAGTTTATATAGAAGTTCCCATTTTTTTTCTAAGCCTTGCGAATCTTCATCTAATAAAGAAGAAAAGTACTTCTCCCAGTTCGATTTAGGTAAGTATTTCAATATTTTAGTTCGGTCTAAGTCATTAAATTTTGTTTTTAATAAAACACGATCTAATTCATCAAGGGAGATATCTCTTTTTTTCTGAAATAGTACTTCTGATAGGTTGATGAAATCTAGTTTATAAAGATCATTTAAATGAGCATCGTCGTCTTCAAACTTTTCAATTTTTTTAGCTAAGTCAGGGTGAATGGTTTCTTTTGACCAATCCATACCTACGTTAATCAGCATGAATTTGCTGATTAACTTTCTCATCACATTTTCAACTTCATTGATCAAAGGGTAAGCCTTATAAGCATAATGCCTACCAATATCATCCCAAAGTATATTAACGACTGTCGACTCAGGATTTATTCGCTTACTTATTTGTTTAATTTTATTCCCAACTTCAGAAAACTCATCAACTAATTCGTCGTTTGTATTTTCTAGAGCAATAAGAAAATACCTTTCTTTATTTGAAGGGATGTTATCTGTTTCAACTCTAAATTTAACAGTTATTAAAGCTTTGGATTTAGGGCTTCTTCTGTAAGTTAGTTTTTGCCCTGTAATTGATATTAGAGAATCAACTTTTAGAAAGTCGATAAATGCTTTTTTACTGTTACAAAATGAATCGTCATTTGTAACAAGTACTAAAAATTCAATTTTCACTCAATGTCCCTTGATGCTGATGGTACTCTAATGCCCTTTTTTAAGAGGCTTTTTAATCGTTTGCCAAATGTGGAACGAAGTGGAACCCGGCAAACAGTAAAAAGTCCCACTTGAACAGCTTGTTAGCTTTACGACTCGGCTGGATGTGCTATCACACTCCAAGTATGTAAATCAGCTTTACACCGATATATTTCAAGTCCTTTTGACTCCCAGTTATCCACGACCGATAGCCTTTTTTTGTTTAAACCCGTTATAGCATTTTGGCCAAGGTGCACACTAACAATAGATTTTTTAGGTATATCCAGACAATATAAAGGGCGTTCACCAATTTTTATTTTTGTCCAACGACCACCATCATTTTTGAAACTTTTATAATTATCAGTCGCAATGTATGGTTCGACACTTATATTTTTAACAATGCGTACTTCTTCTTCATATGCCCATTCTAATGATTTATAAAGGAAAGCTCTTTTTAATAAGTTATAAGCGCTTGCATCGAAAGTTGTATCTACACCAACATCGAGCAGTTCACTGCTTGTAGGTATAGCATGAACATCCTGTGGTTTTGTAGACGTATAAATTACTTCACCATATTGAATTGGAATTGATGACCTATCAAGTTCAGTAAACCCTGCTTTTTCTACATCGATACCAATTACTACTCCACTGTGGGAATCTCCATAATGAGACCACATTAAAGCATTAAATGGCTGTCGGGTTAATGATAGCAGTGCATAGTTTTTTGCTAGCCTTGAACGTAAAGCACTCATTGCCAAAGAGGGTGATATATCTTTCCCTCGTTCAAAGCCAAAATACGAGCCTTCAAAAGGATCGTTTAGATCCATGATTCCAGTAAACCCAATAGAAGAGTTATTAATTATTTTATCTGCAGCGTCAAATGAGACGTATTTATATAGAATCATCACTGAACCTTATTGAGTGAAGCTAACCTTTGTATAATAGGACATCTCAATTCCCCAAATCTGTTCACCCTAGTTAATAGCAACTAATAAAATGAAAAATAAGATAAAATGCCAATCTGACATTAAAATCGATTATGAGAAAGTGTGCAGTCCTGTTATTTATTTTTAAGTCCTGTTAATTATTAACAAAAACAGATATACAACTGATTCTATTAGCATTTTAATTTAGGGCAAGGAAATACAAGACTATTTCCTGACAAACTGTGACTCAACTGAGAAATAAACAAATAACACTGTATAAAATCATAGTTTCTGATTAAAACGGCAGCAGAATCGGTAGCGAATTAGATAAGAGACTTAAACATAAATAAATCTATTTTTAAGTCTGCATGATAAAACATAGATTATTGCTACAATTACTTTGCAGCTGTATATAAAAACAGTACTTGTTATTTTATAATGCCAAATACACCTAGACAAGTTATAAGGGAAATCAACCATGTCTGTTCGCAATCTCAAAGATGGCCATAAGAAACCTTGGCTTTGTGAATGCTATCCGCAAGGTAGTAAGGGCAAGCGTATTAGAAAACGCTTTGCAACCAAAGGTGAGGCGACTGCATTCGAGCGCTACACAATGAAAGAGATTGACGATAAGCCCTGGTTAGCAGATAAGACTGATAATCGACGCTTATCTGATTTGCTAGAACTTTGGTGGAAGTTACATGCTAAAAACTTAAAAAGTGGTGCTAATGCATTCCGCCGATTACAAATCATTTGCGAACAATTAAACGATCCTATTGCTTCCACGTTTACCGCTAAGGACTTTGCTCATTACCGCGCAAACAGACTCACTGTCGGACGAGGTAAAGGCCGCAGTGGCGCCGAGCTGTCCATTTCTTCACACAACTATGACTTACTATGGATGAAAACAGTATTTAACGAGCTACGCCGATTAAAGGAATAGAATCAACCAAATCC